CAGGATCAAGTGGTTCTACGGGAAACACAACACCAAGTACGGTTGTGCCAAATACTTCTGGTGGATTAACCAGCACAACACCAATTACGCAACCAACAACACAACCACAAACAGTTGATGCAGTAAAGCAAATTGCCGAGGCGGCAACTCTAGCAAATAAAATTGTTGAACAAACAAAAGATATGCCAAATGCTATTTCACCAAAAGATGCAAAAACAATTGCCTTTGAAGTTGTTACATATCCAAAAGAAAAGTTAAAAGATTTTACAGAGCAAACATTACTGGATCAACTTGGTAATTTTGCAAAAATGGTGTTGCCAGGTCCAGCTTATGTATTGGATTCTTTAGGTAATATAGTGCAAGGACAAGCACCAATGGATCCATTGAATTATGCTCGTGATATTTATTCAAAAGATGCCTCTATTGATATTAGCTCATTAGTACCAGACTTTATGAAGAATTGGGCCAATGGTGATACGACACAAAAATCTGATATAGATTTAAATAACTCACTTAACTCAGGTCATTTGTTGGAAGTAGGGGGAGAAAGTTTAAAATTAGGTCCATTTAAAGATTCTAATGGCAATTTTACAGAGCCATTTGCAGTCATTAAAGTTCCAACAACTGATGCGGTTACTGAAAAATTTGCTGATGTTATTACAAATAACATAAATAACCCTGATGCAATTCAAAAATACGCTAAAGATAATAATCTTGGGGATACTGCATTAACAAAAGCAGTTAATTTTGCAAAAGATAATGCTAATTCTATAAAACAATTTAATGAAGCAGTTAATAAAGCTGAAATGAACGGATCATTACAAGATGGAAAAATGATTGGCTCAGAATTATTTCCCACAACAAATGCAGGCATTGATGCATTAGTAGAAGGTGTAGTTCCATTAAAACTTGGTATCCCATTAGTTGCTGAAATTAAATCTTTATTAAATGGTACAAATTACGATGACGCATTAGCAAACGAATATAATGATTACAATCACTGGGCAGCAGCAAATCCAACAACCGCAAAGTTATTACAAACACTTGGCGTTCTTGGCGCATCATCCTTTACTGGTGGACTTGGTCCATACGATTCAATCAAAGTTAGCAATATTTGGAATCAAGATTTAGGCATCAATGCACGTTCAATTGCTGTTAATTTAAATGATACAGGTCCTATTACAGCCACGCCAATTGACTCTCAAGGCAATGCAATAGGTGAAACAATTACACTTAATCGGGACAGTCTACCAACCAATTTTTTTGATACAATAGGATCACATGTTGCCGATACCTATAATGATCTAATTGGCAGTATTGAAGGCACAGTTGGATCTATTGGTGCTTTCTTTACTAATGATCAAGAACAATTGCCTGAAGACTTTACGGGTTCAATTTATTATCCATTAGCCAGTGGAAATAATAATTTTGGGTCAACTGGTGGATCTGGAAGCGATACAAGTTTCTTTGATAAAATTTCACAAGGGTTAGATGATTTATATGGTAGCGTATCATCTGCATTTGATACTTATAATCCACTACCAGCTAATGTTCACTACGATGCATCTGGTGCGCTTGTTAAAAACAATACTTTTGGTCAATACCATATTCCAGGATACGATTCTAATGGATACCCACTGCAACCCGGACAATATCCTGATGGCACCTACGATTCACCAAGTGATTCTTCTTTATGGGGGAGTTTAGGTAGTATGTTTGATTTTGGTTCAGATGTTGGTGGTGGATCATCATGGTATGATAACTTAGGCGGCATGTTTGATTTTGGCTCATGGGGAGATTCTACCAATCAGCCAATGATGAGTGATTTAGCAAAAGGTGGCGCGGTGAGCAAAGAAATTGACAGATTATATAAAAAATACGGTGGAGCAGTGTAATGGCAAATATTGAAGATTTAGCAGAAAACTATGGTGTCAATGACATCGACATGGAGGATAAACAGCCGACGATTCAAGATTTGGCATCAAATTATTCACTTAATCCAGACATGCAAAAACAATTGTTCGCTCAATATAGTGAAGCACGCAAAACTGCTGAGGCGCAACGTGCATTACTTCGTGATGCACTTGAAAAAAATCTCATCAATCAGCAACCCGAAGACAAGTCAGAGATGTACTTTAAGCTGGCAGCGGCTCTTGCAGCACCATCTACCACAAAAGGTTTTGGTGAGCCATTGATGAATGTTGCTAATGCGATGGCGGAAAGTCGTGCGTCAGAGCGTAAGCAACGTAATGAGAACATCGCAAAGCAGTTGTCATCACGTCAAGCCATCGCAGAGCTGTATGGCGCAGACGAGAAAAGTTTAGGGTCGATGCTTGCGCGTTATAATGTTGCTCCAAAAAAATCTCAAGCTGAATTATTTGCAGATGCAATAGCAGGTGCATCGCCAGAAAAAGCGGCAAGAATGCGTGAATATTTAACAAGCACACGCAATCCTCAACGTCCAGAAACACCTGTTGCAGTTGTTAAAGATGGTCAGCAAGTGCTTGTTCCTCAATCGTCATCATATGGTTTACCGCCTGCAAGTTCATTGGAAAAACCTGAAAAATTGCAACAAGTTCCGGCTACACAAGTAAATGCTCAAAATGGAAACTTTGCAACAATAAGAGAAATTGATGCAGCAATTGAAGCAGTAGAGAAAAATCCTGAAGCATTTGGTATGAAAAATTACGCACCAACAGCAGCAATTCAACGATTTGATCCAGAAGGTAATGATCCAAGAAATAAAGTTGGTTCGATTGCATCATTAAAACGTCATGATTTAGCAGGTGCAGCAGTTCCTTTAGCAGAAGAAAAAAATCTTGCGCCATCAATTCCAATTGCGACAGATGATCCTAAAAAGATTATTACTAATTTACAAAATTTAAAAACTAATATTCTTAGAATTGAAGAAGAACGAAACTCAGGTTTTGGTGAAGATTCTGGTTATAAACCACGTTTAAGATCGTATCAATCAAATTTGTTAAATAAAAAAGAATCAAATACAACAAATCCAAATGATCGTCTTGAGCAGTTAAGAAAATTGCACGGAGGTAATTAACTATGAGTCAAATTGATGATTTAGTTCGTGATGCGGAAGATGCATACAATCTTGGTGATAAAGAATTATCATTAAAGATTTATGAAAAGGTTGATAAGTTAAAAGGCGAAATGGAAAAAGATCAAAACCGTAAATGGTCTGATGTTCCAAGAGAGGCGTTAGGAAATTTACCTATGGATGTAGTAGATGTTGCAAAATCATCTATTGAACCATTGTTGCATCCAATTGAATCAGCACAAGCCGCATTAGATTTAGGCAATGCGGCAGTTCAAAAAGTATTGCCACAACCGGTGATTGATGTGATGTATAAACTCAATCCAGAAACCGCTAAAAATCCTGAAAAACTGCAAGCCGTATTTCAAGCAATAACCGATGAATATGGCAGTATGGATAATTTTAAGAAAACATTGGCTACGCATCCTGCAAGAGTTGCTGCGGATTTAGCAACCTTTATTCAGCCAGCACGCCTGCTTACAAAAAATAAAGCATTAAGCGCATTGTCCAATTTAGATCCAAGTGTTGCACCATTTGCAGCGGTAGGAAAACTAAAAGAACCTATTAGCAATTTAACCGCGTCAGCATTAGGAACGCACACAGGTGTTGGTGATGTGCCTATTCGTGAGGCATACCAAGCTGGCTATAGTGGTGGTGATCCTTTAGATGCGTTAATGCGACACATGCGCAAAGAAGAAGGCACATCGCTTACTGAGCCAGTTGATGTTTTAACGCAATCACTTAAAAACATGAGAGCAAAAACATCAGATGATTATACAACTGGGATGAATCAAATTAGAGGAAATGAAAGTTTGCAACAATTGTTTAATAGGTATCAACCACTTGATTTTGTGCCAGTTGAACAAGCGGCTCGTAATGCAATAAACATTAAAAAAAGACAAGGTTTTGATGAAAATCTTGCATTGCAACCACATCGTGATGAAATTATTGATGCAATTAATCGTTGGAAAGAAGAACAACAGCCAACAGCAATGCAGAGATTGCAAGGTATTCCTCGTGGTAAAGATTTTAGAAATGTTGCGGGTTTTGATTCATTTAAAAAAGCCATAAATGAGCTTGGTGATTGGAATAATCCTAGAGATCCAAAAACCATGATGGTTTCTAAAACATCAAACGCTGTAAAAGATGAAATTGCAAAACAATCACATGCGTATGAGTGGCTAATGCGAGATCAAGCACGCAGAATTAAAGAAGCTGATGATATTGAAAAAACATTTAATCTAAAGCCTAATACAAAAGATGAAACTCAATTAACCAAGGCGCAGGGATTAACACGAAATAATGTTAATACTTCGTATGGATTGCGCATGGATAAATTGAAAGAACTTGAGCCATATGGCGCGGAAAACGTACTACCTATGCTATCAGGTCAAGCATTAGCACCATACGCGCCTAGAGGTCTTGCACGCGCAGGAGCAACATCTGTAGGTGCATATTTAGCGGGTGGCATACCAGCAACGATAGCAGATTTGTTATTATCATCGCCACGAATTATTGGTGAGTCTGCTGTGAAGGCTGGTCAAGCTGCACGGTATGGTGAAAAAGGATTGAATGCTTATAAAAATGCATTAGATGCGGCTGGAATAGATCAAAAGTATTTAAACAACATGATGTATCAACTGCAAAGCGCACAAGATGCATACGACGAAGAAGAATAAAAAAAGCCGCTGAAAAGCGGCTTCTTTATTTACATGTCACGCAACATCTTAGCAAGAATTGTTAATGCTTCTAATGCTTTCAAAATCTCCCATGCCATCATTTAATGCCATCCATTTGTTAAATGCCGCCTCTGGTGTAGTACCACAAGCAACTATTGAAAAGTTGGTATAGCAAAGCCATTTATTGCCTACCTTTTTAATTTTTGGTTTCATCTCTCTCGCCTGCTTAATACTAGATTGCTTACGTTGACAAAATCCATTGGATTATCAGCAAGCCATTTTAACAAATCCATGTACTTGGCGCATTGCTCCTTGTTAAGCGTTAATATGGTCGTTTCTGGATGATCTTTTGAAAGCCAATCTTTCATTAAAAATTCTCAAACTTAATTAAGCGATCCAGATACCAATTGGCTTTGCGCAGATCCTCGATGCCATTTTTATCTTTGTATCGCCACATGTACTTGAAAATGTTTCCGCGCAAGAATCCACGAAACTCGTCATGGCCTAGCATTTTCTCCATCGCCAAAATACATTCGTCACCTTGATAATGCTTTGGTGCGTGTACTGTATCTGTTGTTGACTCATGAACTGAATCGCCTGTGAATCCATAATACATCTGCTTTTCTTGTTGTGTCATCATAGTAGTGTCATCTCCCAACCTGTCGGCATGATTGTGTGTTGTTGTAAAAACTTTTTGCACATTTTGTTGTTTATCTTTGATGTTGAAACTCGTTTTTTACGAGCGTTTGTTTCTTGCACGCCAAGCGATATATTGCAGACTTTGCAAATACCGCTACCGCGTGCAAAAAGTAGCACCGGTTTTTCTAAATGGCAGATCTCGCAAAGTCTACTGTTAGCCATTAAAGCAATTTAGGTCGAGTGTTAACAATTGGATCTGGTATGTCACCGACAATGGTAAAGTCTGATGCTTTAAATTCTTCACTGGTTGGCGTGTAAACCATTTTTACTTCATCCATGCCGGTGTAAAAACTTATCATGGTTTCTGCTGTATCAATATGCGACTGCTCATTATAAATATGCGCATCTCCCCACATCCATGTCATGGATCCTACTTTTAAACCTGCATGGTGTGCAAACCACAGAAGCATCGCCCAGGATTGTATCCAGTTGTGCGGTACGCCAAGAAGCATATCTGCGCTACGTTGATATGACTTCATGCTCAAACGTCCGTTACGCACGAAGAATTGCACGATTATGCTATGGCAACACGTCGGTGTGTTGGGATTGTTATTTGCTTTGGTGATATTTGCCATTTCACCAGGATTCCATGTTGTCATCACAAGCCTGCGGCTATTTGGATTGTTTTTTAGCGCGTCTTGGATAAATTTTACTTGGTCAAAATTATCGTGTTCATAATATTCTGAGTTAAAAAAGATGCTGTGTCTAAGTTGCTGACCATAACCATTAAGCAAAAGGTTTTCAACATCCAGTTGACCATCCCACCAATCAAGCAACTCATCTGGGCAAGTAGCTTTGCCCGACAAAAACCACTCCATCTCGCGCAACGCTTTTTTCCAAGCCGTCTTGCGCAGTGTAACTAATGGTGTTGTCGTAAACGTCACATTGGGCAAATTAACATGCGAGTACACTTCATGGTTTCGTGTTGTAACTACATCACCGCCATTTATGATCTCTTTTAAAATGCACACATACTTTTTATTTGCTTGGCTCATGTTTCATCTCGCTGAGTTGATAAGGATGACAGGTTAAGTTCCATCTACCTGCAAATTGCAAATTTTTAAATGCAAAATCCTGTCTAACTGCCGCTGATTCGCATGATGCCTTGTCTGCAAATTCGATTGTTGATTGTGTAAGCTCACCGTGAGTGGTTACAGCGATAATTAAAATATAGGCTGTTGTTGTTAACATGCGGGTAATCCTCTGTATGCGAGTGCTGCAAAAATTATAATAGCGAATAAGATACATAACATAGCTTGCTTTAGTTCACTCATATTCCCGTACTCCCAAATCCCCCTGCACCTCTTTCAGTCACTGTACTGAACTCCTCCACTTCAATAAATTCTGCTCTGACAATGGGAATAAACTTCATCTGAGCAATGCGATCTTGTGGATTAATCTTGTACACACTAGTACCTGTATTCTTTACTGACACTTTAAGCTCTCCCGTGTAGTCGCTATCAATTAAGCCAACACTATTTCCGAGTTTGATACCATGATTATGCCCAAGACCACTACGAGGTAAGATTACCGCTGCGACATTATCGTCATTGATGTTGATGGCAATACCTGTAGGAATCAATGCCGTTTCGCCAAGATCAAGTTTGATTGCCTTATTGATGTTGGCGCGTAAATCCACAGCCGCTGCACCTGCTGTTTCGTAAGCCGGTAGTATCACTTTTTCGTCTAACTTCTTAATTTCAATTTTCATTTTGTTTCCTTCAATTTCGACTTGTTTTGTTGTTTGTCTATCATTCCACATACGCAATAATTCCTCAAACCAGTCTTCATCGCAAACATGAACATTTGACATGATGTCATTGAGTTGATCTTCGTTTAATAAACCCATAATCTTTTACCTATTAGGTTTGTATTTACTCGCTGTTAGTATCATTTTTCTGAAATAAGCTATTATTGTGCTTGTGCGGATTGGTGTATTCAGCTCCGCTGTATTTACTCGCTGTTAAAAAATCGGTTTCAATTGGCTTATCAAGCACGATACTTTCCAAATCACTCACAAGTGTTATAAGCTCGTCGTGCAGATAATCTGGCATAAACTTTTCAATCATAAAGGCATAAGCCTCTAATGCTGAAAGCAGTTTTATGATGCGGAGTGCTAATTCTTTATTCATTTTCTACTCCAATACCGTGTTCTTTTTCTATTGCCCTGACAAACTTAAAATATGGATTATTATCAATGTAACCATACTCGTTTAAAAAGCCGTAGACAGAACCATCATCATCTTTAACATGGTCAAGAGTGAATCCTGCGCTATACCCAATGTTGAAAATTTCAGCCTCCCTCAAAGGTTCACGTTTTGGTGGTGCTAGGTAGAGTGGCACATAATCTTTGTGGTTAGCATAATAACTATCGTCAGTAAGACCGCCTTCCCCATTTGTTGACATCCACGCCACAGGCTCTTGCTCATCTAGGTCTAGTTCAGCTTGTATATCCCAGTACAAATCATAATGAGTTTCTTTTAATTCGTGCAATGTATCTCGTACTCTTTTTAACAACTCTCTTTCTTTACTCATAACTCACCCACACTTGCTATCGCCACAGTTAGTACACGTCATGCACCCGTCCATCAGTATCAGAGCTTTGACATTGCATTTGGTGCAAAGTTGCATCTCAACACCTTTTGCTTCTTCTTTCTTAGCTTCTAAGTACGCCTGTTGATGTGCGTCTACTTCAACTTTAATCACACCCGTTGCAACCAGATGTTGCTCGATAACTGTTCCTATTTCTGCTACGAGCGATGGCATATACACACCACCGCGTTTATAGTAACCACCCTTCGGGTCAAACACATTCTTGAGTTCTTCAACTAAGAACGTAGAGTCACCACCTTTACGCCATACCGCAGACACCAATCTGGTCATTGCCAGCACCCATTGAAAATGGTCCATGTTCTTTGAGTTGATGAACATCTCATAAGGATGACGCTCGTCACCGTTAAGCACCATATCGTTAATCGTGATATACAGAGCGTGTTCGCTTTGTGGCGTTTTTACTTTGTACGTTGTACCTGTCAAATGCGGTGGTCGAGGAAAATTCTCGTGTATCATCTCAAACACTACTTTTTCATCTTCTTTGTTGACTACTTTGTAGCCAACAATCTTTTGATCTATTTTTAACATAAAGTCATCTCCCACCGTTTTGGCACAATCATGTGTGTTTTTAAAAAATCTCTAAAGTGCTGGTTTTTGCGTCTGCCAATACTTGGTTTTTTTACCTGTTCAAAATTAATTTGTTTTAGATCTTTACACTGACGTGCAAAGTCTGCTTTTTTGTAAAACCAATACGACATACCACCAACATTTCTTCTTATCCTTTTTTCTTTGCGCATTTTTAGTGACACATATCGATACTCAAGCTGGTTATCAATACAGTAATCCATCACCGTTGTTTCGTCATCACCAAAATGGATAACGCGCAGATTGCTCAAACTCAAATTATTTAGATTGCTATCGACATATTCACAAGTATCACCATCGTCTGGCCAATAACCATGCGACATGTAAATCGCAATTTTCCATGCTGGATAAGTGCAATTAATTTCACCTCTCCGAAATGAAATTGTTGCGTGCTTGTTTTTATTTGCAAACTTAGCTGGCGAATCAGATCCACCACGATAAAAATTTCCAGTTTTTGCACTGTATCGCACAATCTGCTTAATAATCTGCAACTCTTTGTGATCCATCATCTGCCCCACTTACTACGTCAAAAAATCTTAATCTTTCTGCTGCATTTAGCCTAGAAAGAGCCTTGTACAATTTTCTGGTTTCACCATTGTGCTGGCGAATAAGTCGCTTGCAACGTACTTCAAATTGCTTTTGATTCAACTCATGCACCAGACCTAAAGTAAAAACTTCACTCGTAAACCTGTCGCGTAGGAATGGCGACAGGTTAATAAATATCTGTGATATATTCATCGTTGATGCTTCACTACGTTGAATATTGGTCGTTGGATCTTGCACTGATCGCATTCTCTATACCCACGACTTTGATAAATACGCCAGTGATCGTGCTTGCATTCACTCTGTACTGGCGTTAATGCTTCAATCGGTTTTACTAATGGTATATCCATATTCCCGCCAAGATTAATCCCAAAACAAAAAAAATAAGTGCCGCTGCGTCATCAATTCCCATTAGCGTACTCCACCAGAAAACAGACGATCATAACCACAATGCCTGTCCAAAAAATCAATTCGCCCATTGTTCCTCCTCATCCAATGCTCTGAGCATCAACTTTAACTGCTCGATTTCTTTAAGAAGTTGAAGTTTAATTTTTCTTAGTTCTTTTTTGTTTTTTTGAGCGGTTTGTAAACGACTCATGCACTCTTGTTTGGTCATCTCGTCACCATCTCCCCACGAACATTACGTTCCATCTCGTAAACACTGTAAATTTTGCCATCGTGAATAATGAATTCCCCAATACTGGTTTTAATAACCTCATGGTAATGACGATGCATAGTTGCCACAGCAACAAATCCAGTCAAGCAACCAGCTACAAATGATGCTACTAGGCACCAAATGATTGCGTTGTCTTTCATTCTACTACTCCTGTTGCGCTGTCAGTGCAGACAGCAGTAATTATTCTGGTAGGACGCTTTGACATCTGATATGCGCCTACTGCAAACTGCCATTCCTGTTGCGCATTGGCGCATGATTGACGGCTATCATATGGAATTGCCGTTGTAGTGTAGGCAATGCGCTCAACCTGTGTTGTATGCCCTTTCTTGTCGATGGTGGTATCGACGGTAAGAAAAGACAGAGTTAAAATTAAAGATGCGCTCATGGCTATGCCTCGAATTGTGTTGTTGACTGGTTTAAAATTTCCAACTCAGCATGGATCTGTTTGCTGACTGTTTCAATAAACGCTTCCTGTTCTTCCTTGTCTGGAATGGCATGGGCAATGAAGCTAAGTCCACGCACAATCTCTGTGCAAACCAACGCCACATTGTGCGCTGGATCTTGTGAGTTGATTGCTTCTGCAATCATTTGGTTTATTGGGTTCATCATCTCATTGCTCGCTTAAGTAGTTTGCGAAGTCTGGTGTTTTCTTCCATTGCTTTGGAATGGAGTTTTGCCATCGCTAAAAAAAGCGCAAGCATAATCAAATAGGCAACATTGCTGTCGTCTAGGAACTTTATAAATTCAATCATCTTAGTATCTCAAAAAAAGCCACTCGTCTTAGCGGCAGAGGTAGGAGTATTCGTTAAATTAATTCTGAAAAGTTTAAATCCGATTTAAAATCAGATATGTAAATATCAAATTCTTCTTTGTCTGCTTCTGCATCATTAAATATTTGAACAAAATTATCGTCAACGTGTTCGTAAACGATTTCTTTTAATTTTTCTGATCCTGCCATTTCTTCGCCATCTTCATCGGTGAATGAGATGTCATTAACAATGCACTCACGTTCATCTTCAATGTCGTGATGAAAATCCGCTGGGATATATGAACCAGATAATGTTGCAGTAGCAACTGCACCAATTGTCACACCATCGTTTGATACGATGTCAAAGTAAATTTCTATTTCCATCTTGTTCTCCTAAGTTGGGCGAACTGGGCGCATATTTACGCCCAGCTTTTTTTTGTTATTAGATTAGTTTAAATGAAACCAATCTTTGTTCTTTAGCAAGCATTTCAAGAACAATTGAAATTTGGTTTATTGCAATTTCGCAAATTTCAATTTTTCCGCTTTTGTATTCAATTCTTACGTTTACTTTCATGATTATTACTCCGGTTAATTTTATTATTGTTTCGCCTTCTTGAAGGCGTGGTTAAATAATAGCATACCTGTTCACGAAGTAAACATTAAAATGTTAATTTTTTACAATAAATTGTTCTATTTGTTCCTTAGCATGTAAAAAACCTTTACCAACAATGACTTGGTAGCCTACGCTTTCAAGATAAGCAATAATATTTTTTTGATCTGGACTAACAACACCGCCCTTGGTGCGTTTCATTTCCACCCAAAGTTTCCATGCAGGAATGAAAAGATCTGGTATTCCTGCCACTGTTCCTTCTACTTTCAATGCAGCAGCCGCTGATTTGCTACGATGACCGCCATTTGGAATTGAATGAATAAGAACGCCAGGGTATGTGCGTCTAACCCACTGTACAAGCAATGCTTGTTCGTGATGCTCAGATGGAATTTTTTCTTTAACAATAGTCATCAGAATGGCAACTCCTCAATGTAGTTAGGGCAATTGTCTTGCGTATTCACAAAATCCTCTGGCGGATTCATATTATATTTTGAGCAAAACATCGTTTTTTTAGTGTAAAAGTCACAGGTATGACAGCACCTTGGTGGTGGCAATGCCTTCAATCTTTTATATTCAACTAGAAAATCTGGTTCTTTATACATCCCAACTCCGATTTATTACGCGATAAAATTTACCATCTTTGGTGTACTCGATTATTGATGGTGGATTAGCTGCATTTAATACATTTGAAAAATCCATCACTTCATGACAACTATAAATGTTTTCACAATTGCTTTTATTAGCTATATGAAACAATAAATCATACGCTTTGCTTCCCGCATAACCTTCATGAGTTATACACAAATACTCTGTAACGGGTATATCAGATAAAGCACCATAATAGGTCACAGCAAGCATATCTTTTCCGGATGCTTTAGATGTATGCTTTCGCCAATTCCAACTCGTCACTTCCATTTCTGAGCCTTCAATACCCATGATGTCATCGTTTCTAAGTTTTAATGGCAATGATGCTTCTTCTGGCTCTGGAAATTTATAGCCGCACGCTGGACAAATTTTAGTTGATATAGCAACTAATTCAGCACATTCATCGCATGCTTTAACGGGTGCCTCTCCTTTGCCTTCTTCTTTTTTGTTGGGCGGTTTTACATTTGTAATAGGTCCGTGAGTTTCAACTACGCCAGCAAAATCTAGCACTAAACAATGATCTGTGTGTGACTTTGGACGCATACCACGTCCAGCCATCTGAACATAAAGACTAGCAGACATCGTTGGGCGAAGCATTGCAATCAAGTCAATATCTGGATAATCAAACCCGGTTGTCAATACATTGGCGTTAGTTAACGCTTTAATTTTACCAGATTTGTAATCAGCAATAATTCTATCGCGTTGCGCTTGTGGCGTTTTACCGGTAACGCATTCTGCTGTGATGCCTTTACTGATTAGCATGTCTTTTACATGCTCGGCATGGTCAATACCAGAACAAAAAAACAACCAGGCTTTTCTATCGCCAGCAAGCCTAATCACTTCACTCACAACGTCTTTATTTTTATCATCAGTATCAACAGCAGCTTGCAATTCTGACTCAATAAATTCACCACCACGTTTATGCACTTCACTGGTATCAAGTTTTGTTTTTGTCACTTTAGATCTTAAAGTGCATAAAAAACCTTTGCTGATTAAATACTCGATAGTGACTGGCATCAACATGTCATCAAACAACGCTGGTTTGTCTGTAATCAAACCGTGATTCAAACGATATGGCGTTGCAGTCAATCCAATCACGCGCAATTGTGGATTGATTACACTCAAATCTGATAATAAATTACGATAACCACCTTCATTTTTATGCGACACTAAATGACACTCATCAATGATGACTAAATCAATATGTCCAAGTTGGTGCGCTTTATCTCGAACAGATTGAATGCCAGCAAATGTAATTGGTTCGCCAAGTTGTTTTTTTCTTAAACTTGATGAATAAATACCCAGTGGTGCATTTTGCCAATGCTCTCGCATTTTTTCAGCATTTTGTGCAATCAATTCTTTAACGTGCGTGAGCATTAACACTTTAGTTTCTGGCCATTGCTGAAGCGCATCTTTGCAAAGTGCGGCAACAATATGACTTTTGCCGGATCCTGTTGGTAGTACCATGCAAGGATTTCCTTTATGACCAGCATTAAACCAGTTGTACAGTTCATCTATAGATCGTTGTTGGTAATCTCTTAGTTTCATCCTATTATCTTCCCGTCAAATATATTTCTAAGATCAGCAATAAAAGTATCGTTACTAATGCACGCTTGTGGGTTTGCCACTATCTCTGATGACTTATAACCATTTTCACCATTGATCACGTCTACACCATCAATTACATAAACCGCATGATTGCCGTCTGGTGAATCTTTGCGTTGATAAGGTACAAGGTCTGGATGTAACACATGCGCGTCACAGCCAACTTGCTGAAATTCTACTGGGATAGCATCCGCGTCATGGCGTTCACATCGCCAAGTGCTGTCATCCATTGCAGTTGAATGCGCACAGGTTCGGCAGTTAACGTGTTTGGTTATTTTTGTTTTGTGGCAAAACTCATGCGCTGCACAAAATTTGCATTCGTACCAGCTCGGATCTGGACTAAGTGGTTCTGGCATTCGCTCTGATTTAACAATCCTATGACCGCGACTGATGTATTTTTCAGCAATCTCTGGCGCAAACTTAACTCGCTCTGTGTAAATACGATCATCGTTTTTACAGACCGCATAGTAAAGTGCGCGATCAATGCCAGATCCTTGCATGTAAACTTGCATTTGAATATAGTGCATCGGCTTAGATTTTTCTACGCCATGTTTAACTAAATCATCAAACGATTTTAATGAGTGTGTCTTGGCCTCTAAAATGTGTTTTTTGCTTGGTGCTTCTGGTACGCCAGAAAATATAATGCCATCAAGCGATCCAGATACATGACATCCAAAATCAACACGCGATTGATGCTCAGATGTATTGCCGATATGAATGCCAATAGATCTTAAGTCTGACACAATAGTGGATTCTTCTAAATGTCCGCGTCTAAACAATCTTAACAGTCTACCTTCAAATTCTTCTTGCACTGCCCATCTAAATGACAGCCACAGCCATCGGTCACATGAATGACCAAGCATGGATCCGCCCATGTGTGGACGTGGTTTTTCTTTTCGCTCCTGGTGTGCCTTGTTTACTAGCACGGATATAGAATGATTTGATTCTGGAATTAACATAAATACTCCGAAGAAAAAGGGCGTGTGTTAAACGCCCTTATTTTGTTACTTATTTAGTTGCCCAAGGTGGTGGTGCTTTGCCATCAGTTGGTGGTATTGACGTTGCCTTTGGTGCAAGTGCAATGCCATTGCCAGATGCTTTAAATCCAGACACACTATTAGATGCATCATAATTGCCATTTGCTGGCGTGATTTTTAATTTGATGGATAAATTGCCACCAATCAATTGATCCGTGTCTGATACCTTAGCTAAACCAATTGCACGCATGATTTCACCAAGTTGTTGTCGACCAATTTCTTCTGCTTGAGGATTTGGGTTTTTAATGTTGATCATTCCAAACACAATACGTCCTTGATGTGTTGGTCCAAGAATAGTGTATTTGACATTGATGTACTGGCCGTTGCCAGCTTTGGTTGTTTTGATTTCAGCACCAGAAATAGCTGATGTGTACCAACCCTCTGGCAATGGCTCAAAGTTATTGATTGAAACCGGTAAGTCTTCTACGCTAAAAGTTTGTTCTAAAAAAGCCATGATTATTCTCCAATTGTAATTTTATATGATGGTCTACCAGGTTTTGATGTAACAGCACCAAGTAAAACATCCGTTATTTCGGGTGAGCATCTTTTCCACGCTGTCATGTTAATAGCAGGTGTCCATCTAAATAAAGCTGATAGATGCTCGGATAATCCATTTTCTGCCGCAATTTCTTGTAGCATTTCTGAATTAACTTTTCTGTCAATTCGTCCAGTAACTTTGATAACAAAGTTACCGATTTTTTTTGTTTCAACGCCTTCGAGCGTTTCTTGTATTTTCATCAAAGAAGATATTTGATCTTCAATGTATCGACGTTCTGAAATAACGTAATCTTCTTGAACTTTTAATTCTAACCAACGGTTTGATAATTCGGTAATGCTCATTTTGCACCGCCAATCTCTCTAATTATTGCACCTAGGTCTGGTTGCTCCCATGCTTGAAGTTTGCCGGATCTGTCTTTTGCCATCCATAATCCATCGCTATCGCACATCAATGCGCGTTGCGCTACACCATCAGCATCTTTTTCAACGCGAAGTGCTAACACCAAATCAAAAAAGTACGGAAGTGCCTGCCCTAATTTAGCACCAGGCATTGATGGTGCGTACATCATGCGACCTGTTTCGTCTTGCGACTTTTCAACTTTGGCAGTCATCAACACGTTTTTACCTGGAAGATCACGGAAGGCACGAATCAATGCCGTCATCTGCGTTGCCATCTCGCCATAAGCAGCGCGACCATCTTTGTTTTGAGCTTTTTCGTGAATCAAAACAACTTCACCGATTTCAGATAAACTGTCTAAAATGACAGAATCAAACTTTTTGCCTTCATCTGAAGTTAACCAATCATAGGTTTCTCTCAAATCATTCATGTTTGATACTTCAACATAAGGTATGTTGCTGTCTTTAATTGACAATAAGCCACCTTCCGCACTTATAATCACGGGATTTGGCATTGTGGTTGACAATGTTGTTTTGCCAGCACCTGCGTAACCGTAAACTAAAACCTTTACGCCATTAGCATGAACATCAGATGTGTTTTTTAAATTGATAGCCATTTTATTTCTCCTTTTGCGAGCTGGTTGGAGGAATTCCGGTTAGCTCTTGGATAAGAAGTATAAACATTGAAATATTAAATGTCAACATTAAAATATTATTTATGATATTCTATTTCAAAAATTAACCACCAACAGGAATAAAAAAAAATGATGAAGTTAGATGAAATAAGAGAATTATTAAAAGATCGCAGAGTATCTATGATTGCAGAAGCAACAGGCATTCATTTCAATACCATTAGAGAGATTAGAGATAATGAAAATGCTAATCCGACTTATAAAGTCATGACAAAATTAACTGATTACTTGGAAAGCAACAATGGCAGATCTAACTAATATTTTTAATGGGAGTTTTTATCCGCCAGTGGAATCGGTGCCAGAATCGCCAGAGTCGCAATTAGTTAATGCGATGCGTGATGTTGGCATTGATCCACCATCTACTATTTACATGGATGGAAAGATTCATCGATTTAGAACAGGATCAAAAGGATCATCGGGTGCTGGAGATAAAACAGGATGGTACATTTGTTATAGTGACAACACACCGGCAGGACGCTTTGGTGATTGGCGTGCTGGAATTGAAGTGTCATTTCGTGCAGACATTGGGCGAAAGTTTACTGCCGCAGAGGAGATGGCACACTCGCGCAGAATGTCAGAAGCCAAAGCTGCGCGTGATGCTGAGTTAGCAAAGCAACATGAAGTTACTGAGGATGTGGTGGCAAAGATATGGTCAGATTGCACGCCAGCAAACAAAGATCATCCATACTTAAAGAAGAAAGGTATATTAGTACATGGATCAAGAGTCACTGGTGATGGACGACTTGTTGTTCCATTGTTAAACAAAGATGGCACTTTATCAACGCTTCAATACATTTCAACAGATGGCGGTAAGCTCTATCATAAAGGTGGTGCAACGGGCGGAAAGTTTTGGTCAATTGGAAATGCGGAGAATCCTAAGACCATTTTTATTGCAGAAGGATTTGCCACAGCCGCAACCATTCATGAAGCAACAGGCAGTATTTGCATCGTTGCCTACTCAGCATCAAACATTGTTCCGGTGACGGGTATCATGCGTGAAACCTATGGCGCAACACAGGACATTGTCATTGTGGCTGACAACGATTCATCTGGTGTTGGCATGCGCTACGCAGAGCAGGCATCAGCAAAACATGGTGCAAGAATAGTTTCGCCACCAGAACTTGGTGATGCTAACGATTTCGTTACCAACGGTGGTGACTTGCTGAGTTTACTTATGCCGCCAAAAGATAATTGGTTAATCCCTGCTGATGATTTAAGCACGCAACCTTCGCCAATTAAATGGTTGATTAAAGGATGGCTACAGGAAGAAGCACTCATTATGATTCATGGACCATCTGGCGGTGGTAAAACATTTATGGTTCTTGATCAGTGCCTTCGCATTGCATCGGGAGGTGGTGAGTGGATGGGACATAAGGTTAAGTCTGGCTCAGTTGGCTACTTTGCCGGTGAAGGTCATCATGGTTTGCGTGGTCGAATAGCTGCGTGGAAGCAAAAGAATAATATTGGCAAACTTAATATGTGGGTATCAAAGTCGGGGTGTGATCTTAATACACCGGCAGGTTATCAGCGTGTGCGTGAGGCACTGCTCAGTCTTAATGAGCGACCAAGCCTTATTGTTTTTGATACGTTGCATCGTTTCTTGCTTGGTGATGAGAACTCAGCACAAGACACAAAAAGCATGCTAGATGCGTGCGCTGGTTTGATGATGGAGTTTGGTTGTACCGTTATCTTAGTGCATCACACGGGTGTGTCTGCTGAAACACAACACAGAGCGCGTGGATCGTCAGCGTGGCGTGGCGCACTCGATATTGAAATCAGTGTTTCGCCTGGTGATGAAAACAAGCCAATGCAAATATCACAAAAGAAATCAAAGGATGCTGAGTTAACATTAGATGTTTATGCAACGCTTGAAAAGATTGCTATTACTGGATGGATTGATGAGGATGGCGACCAAGTTTACAGTGCCGTGTTGTCACCTGCTGATGTACCAGTTGCGGTTAAAAAAGATTCAAAGTTAGATACGCACAGAAAGCTATTTGAGAAGGTGTGGTTTGCAACTGGCACAGAAATCAGAGAGGAGATGCCGTATATTAGTCGATCAGCATTCTTGGCAAAACTTGATGCAGACGGTTGGGCAAAGCGCACAGCAGAGAATGCTTTAAAACCATCTACAACAAATGGCTTTGTAAATCTGATGGAAGGCGGTGACGTGATAAAACCATTTGAGCATGGCTGGATTATGATTGATCAAGTTAATGCATCAGCACTCATTATGATGAAAAATGAGAAATAATGGAACGCCCAAAACGCCCTAGGGCGGTATTTTAATTAGGGCGGGCGTTTTGACAAAAACAGCATAAATAACGCCCGCCCACGCCCTACTCTCTTTAGGAGTAGGGCGGTAGGGCGTTTATGTTGTGCGAACTTTTAAGCGTGATAATTTTTTTTAAATGATGTATAATTTGTACAGGTTGTGATAAACCTAATTTAGTGAAAAGTTAAACAAAACCGAATTCAAGTTAGAGCCGCAACTTTTCACGGCAATTATCACCTAACAAAGAAGACGGTTTTTTTTATGGGGAAAGATAATGGATCTAAGAGATATTTTTGCGGCACATGCGATGCAAGGAATTTTGGCAGGAAGATCTGCGGTGGCATATGAAAGCGTTGCAACTCTTGCATATATTATTGCAGATAGTATGATTGCTCAAAGAGTAGCACCAGAGCATCCCGAAGACGAAGAATAAATATACAAGCACATCACAGTAAATTTCCTTATAAACTTGGCGATTTATCAATGGCTGTGGTGTGCTTGGCTTTAGCTATCAATAAAAGCATTTAGGTAGTAGTGTTTTTATTGATAGTACGCGCATAGCGCACCGGTAATGGCACGACGCTCAGAAATAGGAAACTTGGGATTGGCTGAAAGTACAGCGACGAATACTGAGATTACTATCAATTTTAAACACGGCCACCACTCATTGCAGTTTTATGGCGTGGTGGTTTTTTACTATCACTAAAAGCATTGCTCGTAGCGTACCGCAATTCG